CGGCGGTCGTGCTCGGGGCCGATCCGGCTGCCGTTGCCACGCTCGGTGGTGTGTGGAGCGGCGCGCTCGGCGCCGTGATCCTGGTGATCGCCAACCAGCCGCCCACGCTGTCGCCGGGCGATACCTACGTAACGCAAACGCCGAAGGGCCAGCCCAACTACGAGACGACGGTGGCGACGCCCCCGGCTGCCGATAAGGCTCCGGTGCCGACGCCATGAGCTACCCCGGTAAGCGGGTCGTCGCAACCACCGAAGTCCTGACCCGCGACCTGAGCTCGGGCCGCATCCATCGCCGCACGCTCGTCGACGGCAAGCCGCAGTCGTTCGAGGCCGACAACCTCGACCAGGCGGGCGAGTTCGAGACGATCACCGCCGACGATCTGTCCAACGCCGAACCGGACGATCTGTGTATCCGCTGCTTTGGGAAGGGCGTGGCCGATGACGCCGTTTGAGGCCCGTTTCTGGGAGAAGGTCGACCGCTCGGGAGAGTGCTGGACGTGGCTGCCAATGGTGGCCGGCCAGCGATACGGTCGCGTCCGCCTTGCGGGCCAGAAGCTACTGGCGCACCGAGTCGCATACGAGTTGGAGGTAGGCCCGATCCCCCTCGGGCTCGAGATCCTTCACGGCTGCGATAACGATGCCTGCGTGCGGCCTTCGCACCTACGGGTTGGGACCCACGCTCAGAACATGCAGGACGCCAGCGCGAAGGGGCGAATCGCGCACGGCGAGCGCGTTGGCAAGGCGCGACTCACCGCAGCGAGCGTCCTAGCGATTCGGGAAGCGCGAGCTCGTGGTGTGACAACGGTGGAGTTGGGCCGAGTGTTCGGCGTCAACAGCGGCACGATCTCTCGTGCCGCGCGCGGCGACACGTGGGCGCATCCCTTCCCCGACGTCGGCGCGTTCGCCACCGGTGGCACCGTGGGTCCAGGCCATTCGTACCTCGTTGGCGAGAGTGGGCCCGAGCTCGTCATCCCGGTCGTCACCCCCGAGGCGGCTGAGTGAGCCCGTTCGCTGCACCCGTCGCCTGCTCCGAGCCCGGCTGTGCGACGCACGGGGTCGTGACGTGAAGCTCTGCACGATCTGCGGCGTACTGAGCCAGGATGGCCGGTGCAGCAAGCACCCGCGCACCTCGGGCATCGGGGCCAACCACGCGATCCACACGGATCCGCGGTGGACGGCACTCAGTCAGCGGATGATCGCGCGTCACGTCGGCCAGTACGGCTGCGTCTGCCCGGGCGATGGGCCTGAGCACCCCGCCCATCCGAGCCGTGACCTGACGCTGGATCACGTCGTGCAGCTTCAGGAGGGCGGCGCCGCGTTCGACGCGACCAACACCCGGATCCTCTGTCGCAGTCGCAACAGTACGAACGGCGCGCGCCTGTCGAATGAGCGCAGGGCTGGCCGGATGCCGTTGCGCATCCCAGCGCCGCTCGACGAGCGCGCGCAGATCAGGGCACGGTTCCTCGGGTGATGCATAGGGTCGGCGCTCTGGTGCATAGGCTTTATGCAGTGGTGTATGCAACGCGCCTGCATAGAACGCTTGGTGCCGTTGTCGGTCGCCATTCGTTGCGCGCGCACCCATCACTACAGGTAGTGGTGTCGGGCTCAATCGGTACCACCGGGGGTACCCACACGGGCGATTGGGCAGGCTGGAAGACCGGCCCTTCCCTTCTCGCACGCCGAGGCGAAACCGGGACCCCCTCTATGCACTCGCCTATCCAACCAGCGCGAGATTATGCAGTCGCGCCGTGGTAGCCGGTCGCAAGCCCGTGTCCGCTGAGACGCGCAAGGCTCGCGGCGAGCGCGGCCGTCCGCTGCCCGTCGTGATCGGCGGGCGCATCGCTCCCGAGATGCCACGGGGGCTCAACGAGCGCATGAAGACCTGTTGGCGCGCCATCGTCACCGATCTCCTGAAGGCCGACGCGATCGATCATGCCGACGCCGGGATCATCGAAGCCGCGGCTGTCGCCTGGGCTCGAGCCCGTGAGGCACGCGCCGCCATGAACGGTCAGCCGCTCATCATCGCAACGCCCCAAGGGCAGGTCCCGAATCGGCTGCTCGACATGGAGCGGGCCAGCTGGAAGGAGTTTCGCGCCCTCGCCGAGAGCCTCCCGCTGTCACCGTGGGGTCGCGCGCGCCTCGGGCTCAGGGGCGCTCCATCCGGCGAACAAGTCCATCCCGCTCTCGGCCTCCCCCCGCGTCTTCGGGCGGTCGGCAATGAGGACTGAGCGGAAGTGGATCCCTTCCTCGGCGGCAAGCGGTTCGTCGACTATGGCCGCATGTTCGTGCGCCACACCAAGGGGCGATGGGCCGGACGGCCGCTCATCTACGAGGGCTGGCAGGTCGAGTTCTGGCACGAGGCCCTCGAGGTCGATCCTGACACCGGCCTCCGGATCTACAACCAGGCTGGACTCGGGCTCCCGCGCAAGAACACCAAAAGCACGATGGCGTCTCACGCCGGCCTCTACTTCCTCGACGCCAACGACGGGGACGGTGAGAACGAGCCCGAGGTCTACGTCGGCGCAGCCGCCAAGGGACAGGCCGGCATCGTCATGGGCCAGTCCATCAGCATGGTCCTGCGGTCACCCCAGCTCCTGGACCGGTTCGTTCCGTCCAAGTACCGGATTGAGTGCCCGTCCAACGGCGGCGTCATGCGGTCACTGTCCTCGGCGGCCGCTCTCCAGCATGGACTCAACCCGTCGCTCGGCCTCATCGACGAGCTGCACGCCCATGATGACGACGGCGCCCTCTTCACGGCGCTCACGACGGGTGGCGGAGCTCGTGAACAGCCGTTCACGTTCTGGTTCAGCACTGCCGGAGTGGCCGGTCAAGGCATCCTCGCCGACCTCTACGAGTCGATGTTCTCAGGGACCGGCACGCTCGAGGTCCGCAACGACGGAACGCTCCTCATCTACCGCGACCGGATCAACGGCATCCTCATCTTCTGGTACGGCGCGCCGCGGGATGCCGACATTGAGGACCCCGCGATCTGGCGTCTGGTCAACCCGATCAGCTACCTCCAAGACCTCCAGTACCTCGGCAAGCAATTCGGCTTGCTCAAGGCCCGCGGCGCGCTCCTCGAATGGCGCCGGTACCACCTCAACCAGTTCCTCGACACGGTCGCTGCATGGCTGCGCGCCGGGGCCTGGGGCGACTGTAAGGGCGAACTCCCGCTCAACGTCGCGCTGCCCGTCGGCGTCGGCATCGACCGCAGCCCGGACGGCGAGCATGCCGCGATCGTCATCGCGCAGCGGCAGGGGGACAAGGTCGTGGTGAGGAGCGAGGTGTTCGCCCCCGAGTCGGCCACGGGTATCGTGAGCACCAAGTCGATGCGCGCCCGCCTCGGCGAGCTCCGGGCCGAGTTCCCACGCCCGGCGGTCGCCGACCCGAAGACCAAGCGACCGATCCCCGGGCCGGCGTTCGCCATCGATCGGGCCTCGCTCGGTGAGATGGCCGACACGCTCAGCGAGGACGGCTTCAACGTCGTGGACCTGACGATGACGGCCGCCCACATGGCGCCCCCGTCGATGACCACATTCGAGCTCATCACCACCGGACGCCTCATCCATGAGGCCGATCCGATCCTCGCCGAGCACGTCGCCAACACGATGGCCCGGCTCAGCGATCGGGGCATGAAGGTCGAGCGCAGCAAGCATGGTTCAGCCCGCCCGAACGTGGCCGCGGTCGCGATGGTCCGGGCGGTCGCGATGGCGCTGCTCGACGCCCCGGCCGTGTTCGTCCGGAAGCCCCAGAAGGCCGTCGGATTCTGATGCTCGACCCGACGCAGACCCGCACCCCCGTCCCCGGCTCCCTCGAATGGTGGCTGGCCCGCCTCAGCACACGGCTCGACAATCGCCGTGCGCGCATGGAACGGTACGAGGCGTACTACGCCGGTCGCCAGCCCCTCGCGTTCGTCTCTGACACGTTCCGGGCGGCCTTCGGCGACCGCTTCCGCGAGTTCAGCTCCAACTTCATGAGCCTCGTGGTGGACGCACACCGCGAGCGGCTCCAGGTGCAGGGCATTCGCATCGGCGAGAACCGTGACGGCGACACGGATGCCTGGGACTGGTGGCAGCGCAACCGGCTTGATGCCGAGTCGCAGACAGCGCACACGGAGTCGCTGGTCAAGGGCATCGCTTACGTGCTCGTGTGGCCGGACCCGATCAGCGGCGAGCCCGAGGCGACGATCGAGTCGCCGTTGCAGGTTGTGGTCGAGACGGTGCCCGGCAAGAGCTGGAAGCGCCGCGCCGCGCTGAAGCGCTGGTTCGGCGAGGACGGGCGGTACCGCGCTGAGCTCTATCTACCCGACGGCATCTACAAGTTCCGGTCCGCTCAGGCGGGTGCCGACTTCAGCCTCACGAACTGGAGCCAGCTCGCGCAATGGCAGCGCGATGAGATCCCGGGCGAGCCGTGGCCTGTGCAGAACCCGCTCGGCGTCATCCCGATCATCCCGCTCGTCAACCGCCCGCGCCTCACCGGGCGCCTGGTGAGCGGTGTGCTGGGGCCTGATGACGGGCAGTCCGAGATCGCGATGGTGATGAGCAACCAGGACGCGATCAACAAGCTTCGCGCCGACGGGATCAACGCCTCCGACCTCGCCGCGTTCCGCCAGCGCTGGCTCAAGAACTGGCAGGTGGAGATCGACGAGAAGACGGGCCAGCCGATCGAGCCGTTCAGGGCCGCGGTGGACCGCCTGTGGATCCTCCCGCCGCCGGACCCTGAAGACCCGACAGGCGACGCGCATCAGCCCGAGTTCGGCGAGTTCGAGCAGACGGACACGGCGACGATCGTCGGGCAGATCCAGATGGAAGTGCAGCACCTCGGCGCGATCAGTCGGACGCCCTACCACTATCTGCTCCCGCAGTCGGGCCAACCACCTTCGGGCGAGAGCCTGAAGTCGGCCGAGTCGGGGCTCGAGCACAAGGTGGACGACTCCAAGCTCATCAAGGGCGAGAGCTGGGAGGAGGTCTTCCGGCTGAACTTCGCGGAACGCGAAGACCCGCGGGCCAAGGATCTGGGGGCCGAGATCATCTGGGCTCCGTCCGAGAGCCGGTCCGAAGGCGTCCACACCGATGCGATGGTCAAGTGGAAGTCACTCAACATCCCCGATCCGATCATCTGGGAGGAACTCGGGCTGTCGCCGCGCCAGATCAAACGTATCGAGGAACTGATCGCCGCTCTGCCCACCCCAGGCCCGTCGCCGGACGTCGCGCCCACCACGGAGCCGGTGATGCCGGCCGGCCATCCAGCACTTGCACAAGGAGGCAACTAGGTTCACCATGCCTGAAACGACCACTCCCGGGAGCGCGATGCTCCCCGCGGCCGGTGCGACGCCGACCCAGACCACGCCGGTCAGCCCGGCACCCGAGCCCACATCTGCGACCACGACGCCCGCGACGGGTGATCCTGAGATCGGGGATGCCGGCAAGCGTGCGATCAAGGCCGAACGGGATGCCGCGAAGGCCGCCCAGGACGCGCTGAAGACAGCGCAGGCCGAGCTCGAGACCCTCAAGGCCGCTGGCCTCACTGAGTCCGAGAAGGCGGTCAAAGAGGCCACCAACGCCGCGACGGCTGCGGAACGGGCCAAGTGGCAGACGAGCATCCGCGCCGTTCGCGTCGAGGCCGCCCTGCGGGTGGCCGGAGCCACGAACGAGACGCTGCTCGACCTGGCCCTGCGTTCTGACCTCATCTCGGCCCTGAAGGTCGACGAGGCCGGCAAGGTCACCGATCTCGACAAGGCGGTGGAGCAGATGAAGAAGGACATCCCGGAGATGTTCACGAAGACCGGCCCGGGCACCGTCACCGCAGGAGCCCAGACCGGGCAACCGGCGCAGCCAGCAAACCTCGACGACGCCATCGCGGCGCACTACACGAAGCACTGAACTGAACCGGCGGCGGTAGCCGTCAGCCCGTTCCATCGGAATGCGGAGTTGCGATGGTGAACACGGGAAACCTCCCCACTCCGCGGGAGAACCAATATGCCAGTCACTCTTGCGCAGGCGTCACTGAACGCCGCGAGCGCCATCGATCGCAACATCATCGACGAGTTCCGCAAGTCGAGCTTCCTGCTCGATCGGATGCCGTTCGACCAGTCGGTCAACCCGGCCGGCGGCGGCTCGACCCTCGTCTACGGCTACACCCGCCAGGTGAGCCAGCGCGCCGCCGCCTTCCGCGCGATCAACGCCGAGTACTCGCCTTCCGAGGTCACCAAGGCGCAGTACACGGTCAACCTGCGACCGCTCGGCGGCTCGTTCCAGATCGACCGCGTGCTGACCGGCATCGGTGCCGTGTCCGAGGTGAGCTTCCAGCTCGCCCAGCTCATCAAGGCGACGAAGGCGTACTTCGCCGACCAGGTCATCAACGGCAACAGCACCGTCACCACGGACGGCTTCGACGGTCTGAACAAGGCCCTCGCCGGAACGGCGACGGAAGAGGCCGGGCCGGTGCTCGACTTGACCGCCGTGGACACACAGGCCGAGGCCATCGCGGTGGTCGGGCGGATCAACGCCTGGCTCGCCAAGATGGACGGCCGGCCCGACGCGCTGCTCATGAACGGCACCACCAAGGCGATGCTCGGAATGGTCGCCGCGTTCTCCGGGCAGCTTCGCTCCCTGGTCGATGCTTTCGGCATCGAGCAGGAGACGTTCCGCGGTATCCCGCTCGTCGACCTCGGCGAGAAGGCCGGCGCATCGACCCCGGTCATCGGGAAGTTCGCCGCCGGGACCAACGAGATCCAGACGATCTCTGCGGTCGGCACATGGTCGAGCGGATCCTGGACGCTCACCTTCCAGGGTGAGACGACCGCCGCTCTTGCCTGGAACATCTCGGCCGCGAACCTCGTGACCGCGATCAACCTCCTGCCCAACGTTCGCTCGGGTGACGTCACCGCCTCCGGCGGAACGATCGACGGCACGCCCATCGTCGTGACCTTCGCCCAGGACTACGCCGGTGTCGACGTCCCGCTCATGTCAGCCGATGTCACGAGCATCGCCGGCGCGGGTCACGCGGTCACGGTGGTCGAGTCGACCCCCGGCACGTACAGCGCCGACCAGGGCGGGCTGACGAGCATCTACGCGGTGCGCTTCGGCCTCGACGGCTTCCACGGCGTCGCGGTCCCGGGCAAGCTCATCCAGACCTGGCTCCCCGACTTCTCGACGGCAGGCGCCGTGAAGACGGGCGAGGTCGAGATGGGTCCGGTCGCCGTCGTGCTCAAGAGCTCGCGTGCGGCCGCAGTGCTCCGCAACGTCAAGGTCGCCTGACGATGGGCGCGAACATGGACGCGCGCGACGCGGGGGTGCCGATCCTGCTCGGCACCCCGCTTCGCGACGCTGCGGTTGACCCGAAGCCGTGGGACTTCCTCCCACCGACCAACGCCGGCGAGGCGGACCCCCACGGTCCCCTCGTCGTCGCGCCTGGCATCCACGGCGTCGGCCCCAAGCCGATCCGCGGCGGCGAGGTGTTCGTGGACGACCCCGAGAAGCAGGGCGCGGCCGAGACGGCCCTCGCCGAAGCGGTCCTCGTCGAGGGTGAGCCGGCGACGAGAAACACGGAGCCGGCTCGGCTCGCCACGGCAGCGGAAGAGGCCGGCATCGCGGCCACTGTCAAAGCCGAAGCCAAGGCAAGGAAGTAGGCCATGCCGACCATCATCGACCACTTCCACGAGGTCGACGACGAGGACGTCACGGTCATCCCGTCGGTTGACTCGGTCATCGGCCGAGTCGCTGATCTCGGGCAGGCTCTTCGCAATGCGGGGGATGTGGTTGCGTCCGGCACCACCCCCGCCGACCCTGGCAGCGGGGTGACTGTCGCTTTCACCGGCGACTTCACCGCCTACACGGACGCCGATTTCCTGCATCTGGTGCAGCGCCGATGCCGGGTTGTGATGACAGGGCCGGCGGACCAGGCCGACTTCGCCGCGACCCCGTTCTACGTGTCGGCTGCCGACGCAAGCGCGGGGACCATCACCGTCAAGTGCATCGCGGCGAGCATCCCGTTCGAGGTCGTCTCGTAGCCCATGACGGCTTCCCTCGTGTCGATCGCTGAGGTTCGGGCGCTCGTGCGTTCGCGCCTCAGCGACCCCGACCTCCAGGCGGTCATCGACCGTGAGGAGGCGTGGCTCGCAGGCAGGATCGGGTCGCTCACTGGCGAGCGTACCGATACCGTCACGCCCGGCATCGGTGACACGCCGCTCTTTCTCTCGCGCCGGGCTCCCTCGGTCGTCCTCGTCGACGCCGGTCGGACGCTGGCCGCATCGGAGTTCCTGTTCACACCCTCCACAGGGATGATCCGGCGCATCTGGGCCCCGGACCTCTCGTCCGGCGCCCCGTGGCGCCAGCTCTACCTCGGCTGGCAGGGCACGGTCGCGGTGACGTACACCCCGAGCGACGAGGCGGGCGTCAAGAGCGCCGTCATCGGGCTTGTGCGCCTGACCGTCGGCGAGACGGGGTTCGCCTCCGAGACCATCGGCGACTACAGCTACACACGCGGCGTCTCTGCCGGCCCCAATCGCGCCGGGCTGGTCCGTTCGATCCTCATCCGTCGCCCGGCCTACAGCCTGCGGATTCACTCCGCGATGGAACCGGCATGAGCTTCGACGACCTGCTCATCCACACCCTCGTCATCAAGCGGATGGCTGCGGTCACGGCCGGCGGCGCCGAGACAGTCGGCGGCGCGAATACGACGCTCACCGCCGATGTCGCTGCGGGGGCGACCTCGGTCCATGTCGCACTGGCGACAGGCATCGCGGCCGGCAACTTCCTGCGGATCGGCGACACGGGCGAGCGCGAGGTCGCCCAGGTAGGCGCCGGCTACGTCTCCGGGCTCACGGTCCCGCTCGTGGCGCCGCTGACGCTGCCCCACGACTCCGGGGACGTGGTCCGGGAAGACGACGACGCGGGCAGCGTGACGCTCGACGCCTACGGCCAGCCCGTGACGGCTCCCGCGGTCCTCGCCACCGTCGACGGCCGCATCCGGCCCCGGACGGCTCGTGAGGTGCCCCTGACGAGCCAGGCGGGCGCGGCGGTCTCGACGCACATCGGCGACCTGTACCCGGTCACGGGCCTCACGACGGCCTGCTGGATCGAGTCGGGCGGCGTGCGGTACGACATCACCGGGATGCCGGATGCCGCGGGCGCCGGGCACCACCTGATGCTCGATCTCGTGGCGGTCGGCTGATGCCATCCCCGAAGATCCCGACCGCCCGCACGATCGCCAACCGCAAGGCGCGCGTCATCATGAATCGCGGCGCGCTCGACGAGCTGCAGCTCAGCATGGCCGACGGCCTGCTCGAACTCGGACAGCGGATCGTCGCTGAGGCCGCCGCCAACGCACGCCATGAACTGCACCCGGCGGAGGCAGCCACACGGCGCGAGAAGCGTGGCGTGCCGATGATGGCGGACACCGGGCACGTCGTGGTCTACGCGCTCGGAAAGAAGGTCGGTGGCGAGGAAGGCGAGACCGGCAAGCCTCGGGGTATGGAGACCCCGAAGGACCAGGCCGTGCTCGGCGTCTGGTTCAGCTCCCCGCTCTCGCACTTCAAGGAGCTCGGCACGGTCAAGGAGACGGCGCGCCCGTTCCTGACACCCGCCCTGATGGGCAACATCGGCGACACCGGGCCGTATGTCCAGGCGGCGATGAAGAAGCGCGCCGCGTCAGCACCCCAGCGGGCGATGAGGTCCGCTGAGATCAAGGCGCGGATCGCGGCGGGTGGATGATGGCCGCTGACCCGACCGGCTCCCTGCTCGTCACGATCCGCGACTTCCCCGCCGTGGCCGCGTTGACGTCCGGCCGCGTCCGTGGCGGCGAGCCCGGCCCCGGCGACGCGCTCGGCGCGGGCCATTACCAGGCGTTCGTCGTGCTGTCCCGGCTCGGCAGTCTCCGGCTGCCACACGCGCCCATCCAGGGTGTCCGGCTGGTCGCGCGCTGCTATGGCGTCACGGCGCAGGGAGCCGCGGCGTTGGCCGGGGCGGTGTCCGACGCCATCCACGACCGCGGCCACCGGATCAACGGGTCCGGCGTGGCCATCTTCAGCTCCTTCGACGATGGCGGCCTCGGCGCCGACCGTGACCCTGATACCTCACAGCCGCTTGAGTCGATTCTGATCCAAGTCGGCGCCTCCACGGAGCTGCTGACATGAGCGTGCCTATCAGCCGCTAGCTCCCGCTCCCCCGTTCTGTCCAGGCAGGGCGTCAATCAGCAGCGGCCGTCACGGCGGCCGAGAAAGCGACAGGAGAACAGGAACCATGAGCACCACGGTCGATCCCAATGCCGTCTGGAGCGGCGCCCCGGTCAGCGTGACCTACGGCGGCGTCGAGATGGGCGCCACCACAGCCAATCCGAAGGTCAGCCTCGAGGTCGAGGCGGGCGCCCCCGTATTCACGAACGCGGGCGGGCCGGTCAAGGGCACGCGCGGCATCCGCAAGATCATCCCGTCGGTCGAGATCACCCTCAACGAGATCGACGCGCAGCGGTTCGCGTGGGCGCTGCCGGGCGCCACCGCCACCTCGTCTGAGTCCGTCGGCGTGCTCGTCGCCGGGCTCTCCACCACGCTCGGCGCCGATCCGGCGCTCGGGGCGACCCTCATCCGCCTCGCCAGTGTCACCACTGCCACGACGGGCGACTTCATCCGCGTCGGGACCACGCTCACCGAGGCCCTGAGCGAGGTCGTGCGGATCTCGACCATCGGCACGGCCGGTGCAACGGACACCGTGGTCGAGAACAGCGCCGGCGGCGGCCTGCTGATCGACCACGCCAGCGGCGAGACCGTCGTGACGGCCATCGGCACCATCCTCGCGGCCGCCGCGGCCGCAGGTGCCACGACCATCAAGGTCGACGCGGTGACAGGTTCATCGGCGCTCGCGCCGGGCGACTTCGTCCGCATCGGCTACGTCGGCCACTACGAGACGCGCACCCTGCTCACGGTCGGCACGGCCGGAGCTGGCGGGACCGGCGTGACCTTCGCGGTTCCGTTGACCCGCGATCACGGTCTCGACGAGTGGGTCGTCAAGGTCGCAGCCCTCGGCGGGACCACCATTCGCCCGGTCATCGGACGGCTCGGGGATTCGACCTACCAGACGCTCGTGCTCACCGATGTCGGCGCGGACGGGCGGACGATGGTCGTCACCCTGGAGAACGCGACGAGCGCCGAGACGCAAAACCTCGAGTTCAGCGACGACCCGGCAAACCCGCTCGGCCTGACCCTGAAGCTCACCGGCCACTACGCGGCGGCCACCCCGACCGTCGTCCCGATCACGTTCACGATCTCGGCCTGATCCGATGGCCGAGCGGTCTGAGGAGGAGGTCGCGTCGGGCCTCCTCCTGGTCTCCGTCGGGGGCGTCGTCAAGTCGATGCCGACGCTCCCGATCAAGCACATCCCCGAATGGGCCAAGTTGTTGGACGCGGTGACCCCCTCGGGCATCGCCGCGTCCAATCCGGACGATGGCTTCGGCCTCATCGCACGGGTGACGAACACCGCGCTCCTCGATCTCGTCGTGGCGTATGACCGGACCGGGGCGCTCGGTGGGCGGGAGTGGCTCGAAGAGAACGCCGACCCGGCGGAGTTGAAGGCCGCGGCCGTGCAGATGGCTGACAACGCTTTCCCTTTCGGCGAGGCGGCCGCCGTGATCGGCACGGCGGTGATGACGCGGGTCGGGCAGGCGGCCGCCGCGTCGGACCCGCCGAGCTCTACGAATGGGCCCTCGCCAACTGGAGCCTCGGCCCGGAAGCGGTCCGCTCGCGCTTCGACCCGGAGCAGCTAGACGTGCTCTGGGCAGCCGGTCAGGAACGAATGGTGCGGGAGCGGACTGCCCGTCTCGTCGAACTGTTCACGACTGCCCGCGATGCCGCCCTCGACGTCGGCGTGAGCACCGGCCAGCTCAAGCCGGTTGGCAGGTGGCGCCAGCCGTTCTACATCACGGCTGACGCAGCGCCGGTGGTGAGGTCCCCGGCTGTCCGTGATGCCGCGTTGCTGAAGCTCGGGGCCATGTTCCCCGGCATGGTCAGGCGGGTCCAATGAATATCGCCGACATCCTCGCCTCTGTGCATTTGAATCTGGAAACAGGCGAGTTCGAGGCGTCCGCCATCAAGTCCGCTGACAAAGTCGGTGCGACCTTCGGATCGAAACTCAAGACGGCCCTGCGAGGCGCCATCGGGGCGGGCATCGGGCTCGGGGTCGGCGCGGTCCTGACCGGCGCCAACCAGCTCGACGCCGCGACCCGCCAGCTCCAGGCCGACACGGGAATGACCGCGCAGGAGGCGGGCAAGGCCGAGCACGCGCTGGCGGGGATGTACCGCAACAACCTCCAGGGCTTCGATGCGATCGGGGCCGCGATGGCGAAGGTCCACAACGACCTCGGTCTGACCGGGGCGGCGGCCGACGCCACGACCGCGAAGTTCCTCAAGTTCAGCACGGCCACCGGGCAGGACGCGGCAGCAGCCGTCACGCAGGCCGATGACACCCTCGACGCCTGGAACCTGACGGCCGCCGATTCGGGACCGCTCCTCGACGGGCTCATTGCCGATCACCAGAAGTTCGGCGGCGTCATCAGCGATTCCGAGTCGGCCCTCGCCAAGCTGGCCCCGGCCATGACGGCGGCCAACCTGACGATCGACGACGGGCGCGGTCTGCTGAACCTGTTCAACGTCGCGGGCATCGACGCCTCAAAGGCGCCGGTTGCGCTGGCCCACGCGCTGTCGCTCGTGAAGAGCCCCGAGGAGCTGAAGAGGCTCATCGCGGACATCACGGCCACCAAGGACCCGTTCGAGCGCGCCCAGAAGGCCATCGCCCTGTTCGGCGCGAGGGCCGGGCCACAACTCGCAGCGGCGCTCGCGAGTGGCGGCCTCGACACCTACACGATCGACGCGAACACTGCCGCCGGCGCCACCGAGAAGGCCGCCGCCGCGGTCGAGTCAGGGTTCGGTGCGCAGTTCAAGCTGATCCTCAAGAACGCCGGCGGCGCGCTCGCTGAGTTCGGGACCAACTTCGGCGACCTGGCGATGATCGCTTCCGCATTCGGTCCCGGCATGGTCAAGGCCATCGGCGGGGCGCTCGGCGGCCTCGCCGGCCTGATCGGGCCGCGGCTCGTCCGCGCCCTCGCGGCGCTGCTGCCTTCGGCGGTCGTCGCCGGGACTGCACAGGGTGCCGCGATGGGTGGCGCCGCGGCCGCCTCGGAGGTCGCCACCGAAACGGCCGGTGTCGTGGCCGGTCAGGCGGTCGTCGGGGCTACGGCCGCACCCGCGGCGGCGACAGCCGGGACCGGCATTGGCACGGCGATGGGCACGGCGGCGGCGGCGGCATTAGTGAAGGCGTTCATCCTGGCGGCCCCGCCGATCCTCATCGCCACCGACATCCTCGACAAGTGGAACCGCGCGAACGACACCACGCTGACCAACGCCCAGAAGCTCGGCGGCACGAAGCTCTTCGGGTACTTCGGCCCCGACATTCAGTTGCTCCGGGACAACGTCGCCGCTGCGATGGCGGACCTCGCGAACTTCCCGGGCAAGGTCGCCGACGATCTGGGCGTCGGCACGCCAGTCGTCGCGGCGGCGGCGGACAGGCTGTGGTCGACCATCCCCTGGGCCCTCCGGAACCAGTTCCGAGAGACCAGCCGCGCCGCCGCGGACATCGCCAATGAGCTCCCGACCGCGCTCCAGAAGGGCGGGGCCGCCGTCGCCGCCGCGGCGGAGGCGTGGATGCGGAAGCCGATCGCCGAGCGCCTCCTGGCGCTGGGCATCGACGCGCGCCTCCGGGGCGCCAACATCGCACTCGCCCTGGCCGGGGGCATGCGCGACAGTCGCTCCGCGGTCGACTCCGCGATGGCCCAGCTCCGAACCGACATCAAGAACGCGATGTCGCCCAAGAAGCTGGCCGCCAAGGACATCGGGCTGCTGATCGGCAAGGACCTGATCGCCGGCCTCTACAGCTCCGACCCTATGGTCAAGAAGCAGGCGGGCGGGACGCGATCGTTGATCGAGAACGCCCTGATCGAGACGATCGGGGCGGGGGGGGCGCCCGGCGAGAAGATCATGGCGAAGCTCGAGAAGGACCTGAACTCGAAGGACCCCAAGGTCAAGATCCAGGCCCAGCGGACCAAGGGCATCATCGACGCGGCGCTGAAGGACAAGGCGGCGGGGAAGACGCCGGGTGACGCGATCGGCGACCAGCTGAACGCGGACCTCGGGAACAAGGGCTCGGTGCTCGGCAAGACGGCCTACAACCTCGGCCGGACGATCTTCAAGAACCTGTACGCCGGCGTGAAGGGCACGGGCTACGTCAGGCCCGTCGTGCCGAACGTCACCGGGTCCGGCGGGTCCGGCGTGTCGTCGACCAAGGTCGGGAACATCGGGTTCGCCTCGGGCATCGACTTCGTGCCCTACGACATGACCGCCTTCATCCACCGCGGCGAGGCCGTCCTGACGGCGTCGGAGAACGCGGCGCGGATGACGGTGGCGGCCCCTGCCCGTGGCGGCGACACGTATCACAACACGTGGGTCATGCCCGAGCCGACGCGCGATCCGTGGGACGTGCTCGAGGCCACCAGCCGCTACGTCCGCTGGGGCCGGCTGCGCCCGGTGACGTCATGACCAACAACCTCGCGGCGATCACGGCCCTCACCTATGACGACGAGTCCCTGCAGACCGACCCGATCGGGCTGCACCTCGAGCTCGTCCGGGGGATCAATGAGATCCCCGCGGTCCGGGGCGAGGATGACACGGTGTCCGCCCTTCCGGGCCGGGTGGCATATCCACGGCTGGCCGACATCCTGCCGCTCGAGCTCGCCGGCGTCGCGCTCGGCTCCGGCTCGGTCGTCGCCGATCAGCAGTCTGACTACCGCACGCTGATGGGCGTGGTCCGTGAGCTGCTCGCTCGTGGCTCGCTCAACCCGCTCGTGCTGGCGGGCACCCTCGAGGACGGCTCGACCGCGACGATCAATGCCCGCGTCGTCGACTACCAGGTAACCGAGACGATGGCCTCGATCTCGGCCGAGATCCGCGTGGCCCTCGAGAGCGTCGATCCGGACTGGATCATCGTGCCGCCGGTCTGATGTCGACCGACCTCCTCCTCACCCACGGCACGGTCACCCGCGACGCCGCGCGCCACACCGGCGGCGCGCACAACTGGACGAGCCCGACCCTTGTCAACGACGGCAACAACTCGACCTACGCCTACATCCCGTCGGGGCTGGCCGCGTTCAGCGACTACCTGAAGGCCGACCTCGGCGCCGACTACCTGTGCACCGCCTTCAACATCCTGTGTGGCAACTCACCCGTCGTCATCACCGACTTCCAATACTGGAACGGCTCGGCTTGGGTCTCACTGACAGGGGTCGAGACTGGCGGGCGCGCTGCCCCGGGCGGCGCCACATTCACCTTCACGGCGCCGATCACCGCACGGTATTGGGCAGTCAAGGCGTCCGCCACCGGCTGGCATTCGACCCTCGCCCTCAACCGCTGGGAAGTCATCGGCACGGAGCCCGCGGTCGTCGCGGACTTCGTCGGCGTCCCGCGCTCCGGACACCGCCCGCTCGAGGTCCAGTTCACCGACCTCTCGACGAACAGCCCCAGCGCCTGGTTGTGGGACTTCGGCGACGGCGACACGTCGACCGCGCAGAACCCGCTGCACACCTACGCCGATCCCGGGTCCTATGACGTCAGCCTGACCGCGGACGCCGACACCGAGACCAAGCTCGACTACATCACCGTCCTCGAGGACGCTCTCGGCTGGGACGTGTTCGATGCTGCCGATCTCCTGGGCGCTCCGATCGCGACCCTGGTGAACGGGAAGGGCCGCTACATCCGCTCGGCGCTTCAGGAGCTGGGCGAGGGCGGCTTCGTGATCAACCGCCACGCCGCGGAGGCGACCGAGGCCATCCTCGCCGAAGGCAACATGGTCAAGGTCCATATCCCCGACTGCGCTGCCGACTACATCGACGGGTTCTTCCTGGGCGAGGACGGCGACTACACCCTGCTCAGCCCGCGCGGCGGGACGGGCAAGGAGAACCTGACCTTCAAGGGTCCGGGGCCGCTGAGCTACCTCGACCGAGCGCGGATGACGCCGTGCGCCTTCTCCGTCGAATCGAGCGTCGACACGTGGACCCAGCTGATGACCTCGACGGCCGTCCCGCGCCCGGCGGGGACCGCGTATCTCCCCGCCGAGCCCGGCTACGTGCGCGTCATCGGCGAGGTCACCCGGCGCGTCTACAAGGTCGACCTCGCCACCGGCGCCATCGTCAGCACCAGCCCGGTCCTGTGGGCCGGATCGACCAAGCTCGCCGCCGGGCTTTCCGCGGACCCCGCCGACGATGCGATCCTGTGGGCGCTCCAGGCACCGTGGGTCGGCGGCTATGCGGGCAACACGAAGGTCCTCAAGATCCGGATATCGGACTGGGCGATCCTCGCCACGCTCGACCTCGGCTCAGCCATCAAGCACTCCGC